AAACTTCATTTAAAACATCCTGAGATAGCTGATCCTGTAAAGGGTACTGCAGTTAAGTCGGAGATTATGAATTATTTAAGTTCTAAAGGTTTCTCAAATGAAGATGTCGCTAGAATTTATGATTCAAGATACTTCGATGTAATTATGGATGGGATGAACTTTACAAAATCTAAATCAGTTAAACCTGGTTTAGTTTCTAAAAAAGTGAAACCTACTAAATTTGTTAAGTCTGGTGTTAAAGCAACCAAAGAAGATTTGGATAATAAGTCAAGGTTGGAGAAGGTTAAAAAGCTGAAACGATCAGGAAGTCCAAAGGATGCAACTGATTTGTTGATGCGTTATTTATAAACCAACAACCAAATAGGAGAAAAAAATGGCTGTTTATAAAACATACGACACAGTTGGCATAAGAGAAGATTTGGCAGATATTATTTATTCAATATCTCCAACTGAAACACCTTTTATGTCTGGTATTGCTAAAACAAAAGCAACAAATACAACGCATGAGTGGCAAACAGATGCTTTAGCTGATGTAGCTGCTAATGCTGCAGTTGAAGGTGCTACGATTTCTTATGGAACTCAAAGTGCTACAACTAAAGAAAGTAACTTTACTCAAATTTCAACTAAAGCTGTTCAAGTATCAGGTACAAATGATGCTGTAACATCTGCTGGTAGAAATAATGAGTTAGCTTACCAAGTAGCAAAAGCTGCAAAAGAGTTAAAAAGAGATATGGAAACTGCTCTTTTATCTAACAATGCTAAAGTTGCTGGTGATGCTTCAACTGCTAGAGAACTAGGTGGTTGCCAAACTTGGATCGAAACCAATGTATCTGCTGGTGCAGGTGGTTCAGGTGCAGGTAATGGTGCTGCTAGAACAGATGGTACTCAAAGAGCTTTTACTGAAGATCAGTTAAAAGAAGTATTGAGAAAATGTTACAATGAAGGTGGAAACCCTAATATGATTATGGTTGGTGCTTTCAATAAGCAAAAACTATCTGGCTTTACTGGTGGTTCAACTAGATTTGACCAAGCAGAAGACAGAAGATTAGTTACTTCTATCGATGTATATGAATCAGACTTTGGAACATTACAAGTTGCTCCAAACAGATTCATCAGAGGTGCTAACGCAACTGCTGCTAAAGTAGGACAAGATGCTCTAGTATTAGAGATGGACTACTGGGCAGTTTCTTTCTTAAGAGATTTTACTCTACAAACTCCAGCTCAGACTGCAGACGCAGATCAGAGATTTATGTTAGCTGAGTACACTCTTGAGTCAAGAAATGAAAAAGCTAGTGGATTAGTTACAGACTTAACTACTTCATAATAAATAATTTGTGGTGGGGGAGAAATCCCCCATCATACTTAAATCAACAATTTTGTTTGGTCTTTGAAGATTTTTAAAGTCGGAACGAAGCAAATAAATAGGATAAAAAATGAGAACACTTAACGATTATTTTATAACTGCTGAGATTGAAGATATTTCAACAGCTTCATCAACTTTTGTTGCTATCCCTGATGGTGGAAAAGTAGTTAAAATTTTAACTGCTTTACAAGGTGCTATTTCAGGTGCTAATGCAGCTGTTACTTTTGAAGTTGGTGGTACTGCTATGACTAACTCTGCTATTACTGTTGCACACTCAGGTTCTGATGCAGGTGATGTAGATACATCTGAGCCAAGTGCTGCTAATAGAGTTGAAGAAGGTGGAACTATCGAAATGATTACAGATGGTGGTTCAACTGGAACTGCAAAACTTCTTGTTACTTTTGTAATTAGAAGATAATATCAAATTCTGGGGGGATCTTGCCTAGCCGGTACTTCCCCCCTACAAATTTTTAAGGAGAAAACTATGAGTTTTAATTATGGATTAAGACCTACAACAGTTCAGATGGTTACCTTAACAGATGGTACATCTACACAATCAGCAGCTTTTGGTTCACAATCAGAGTATGTAAGAATTTGCTCAAATGCAGATGTTCATATTTTATTTGGTGCTAACCCAACAGCTACAGCTAGTAGTATTTTTATTCCTGCTGACGAACCTGAAATTTTTAAAGTTTCACCTGGTGAGAAAGTAGCAATCATTGGTGCTAATGGTAATGATATTTCTGTTGCTGAAATGAGTGCTTAGTGGCTAAACAAAAGTTTGTTCATTTTGTTCCAAGACCTAAGCCAAAGAAAAGACCTGGCAAACATAAAAAATCTCAGAACAAAAATGAGAAACGACAAAAAAAACAAAAAAGATATAAAGGTCAAGGCAGATGAAAAAAGATATTGAAATAGATGGTTTAAAAAAAACTACCTACATGAAAGATGACATGGAAGGTAAAATTGTAACCAAAGAAGAAGTCAATATTAAACCTCACTTGCAACACAATAAAAGATTACTAAACCTTAATGATGGGTATAGTAAATCTAGGGATATGAAAAGAGTAGCAAGTATTCCAACTATTGCTTTGCAAGTTTGGGCAAAAGAATATAATGGTACTAATAATTGGTTTGGATTACCAAAAGATGTTCAAAAGAATATTTTAAAAAAGAAGTTAAACTCTAATGAGTTTAGATATTTCAGAACTGCAGAAGGTAAATTATAATGGCATTAAATACATACTCAGCTTTAAAAACATCAATTGCAAATTGGTTAAATAGATCAGACTTAACATCAGAAATATCTGGTGATTTTATTGTTCTTGCAGAAAAAGATTTTAATTCAAAATTAAGAATTAGAAAAATGATTACAACTGATAGTTCCTTTACTATCGATTCTGAAACAGTTGCACTTCCTACAGGATTTTTACAAGTTAGAGATTTTTATATTTTAAATGGTGGTACTAAGTATGCTTTAAAATATATTACTCCTGCTCAAATGGATCAAATCAAAGGTGGCTCTATGAGTGGTATGCCAAGTACATTTACAATTATAGGTGATAACTTTAGATTTGCACCTGCACCTGCTAGTTCATATACCGGTGTTATAAATTATTACAAAGAGTTTGATCCTTTATCAGATTCAAATACTACAAATTATATCTTATCAAATCATCCAGCTATCTATTTATATGGTTCATTATATCATGCTGCTAATTTCTTAGGTGGCATAGAACCAAGTCAAGCAGCTCAATGGGAAAAGATGTATCAAACAGCTTTAGAAAGATTAGACAGAAATGACAGAGAAGATCAATATGGTAATGCACCTTTACAACAAAGATCCGATGTAACAGTTGGTGCTGCCTTTACTGATAGTTCAAGAATTTCTATAACTAACAATAGTTAAGGATAATAATGCAAGTACCTTTTGGAGAATGGCTACCAGATCAACCTGAGCATCTAAATCCAGGTGCGAATGTTGCGAACAATGTGTATTTTGCAAGACAATCTTACAAACGATTTCCTTCATTAGTTAATTATTCAACAAATAATATTGGTGCTGATAGTAGAGGTGCAGGTTCATTTAGAGATAACTCTAATACTGTATTTAACTTTGTTGCAACTAATACAGACTTATATCAATTAGATGGTGGAACATTCACATCAAGAAAAGGATCTTTAACTGGAGATAATGATGACTTTTGGACATTTACACAGTTTGGTAACTATGTAATTGCAAGTAATGGTGTTGATGCACCTCAATATTATTTAATGGGTACATCTACTAACTTTGCAAATTTATCTTCAATTGCAACATCTGGTACTGTACCAACATTTAAAGTTTCAGGTGTTATAAGAGATTTTTTAGTAACTGGTAATCACACTAATAATTCAAATAGAATACAATGGTCTGGTATTAATGATATTACAACTTGGGCAGCAGGAACTAAACAATCCGATAGTCAAGACTTACCTGGTTCAGGTGGACAAATAACTCACATAACATCTGGAGAAATTTCTTATATCTTTAGACAAAATCAAATAGTTCGTATGGACTATGTAGGGGGTGCAACAGTATTTAGACTTTCAGTTATCTCACCTAATAGAGGTGCAGTATATGGTAGAACAGTTTGCCAAGATAATCGTAGAGTATTCTTCTATGCAGACGATGGATTTTTTGAAATCAATGGCGACCAAGTTATTCCAATCGGTGCAGAAAAAGTTAATAGACATTTTGATACCGATTTAAACAAAGCATTTAGTGATAGAATATGTGCTGCTGTAGATCCATTTAATCAGTTAGCATTATGGTTATATCCTTCAGCTTCTAATACTGCGAATACAACTGGTATTTGTGATAAAGTTTTAATTTATAATTATGCTACTCAAAAATGGTCAACTGCAGATGCTAATGCTAGTACCATATTCTCACAATTCGTTGGTGCATATACAGTTGAGTTAATGGATATTATATCTCAAAACTTAGATAATATTAATATTGCTTTAGATACAGACTTTTGGAATGGTGGACAATTATTACTAGGTGCTATTGATAATAATTATAAAGCTGCTATTTTTTCAGGTACTGCAAATGAAGGTGAAATAGAAACTTCAGAAATAGAGTTGTTTCCAGGACTAAGATCGAATATAATAGGAATTAGACCAATTGTAGATGCTACAGCTTCTGTTACTATTAAAACTAGAGATAGACTAGCAGATGATGTAACTGAATCTAGCTCAGTTAATATGAACTCTACAGGTATCAATCCAGTCAGACAATCTGGCAGATATGTTAAAATTAATGTTAAAATACCTAGTGGAGGTGTTTGGAAAGATGCTCAAGGAATTGATCTAGTTGCCTCAAGAGGAGGGTTGCGATGACAGATAAAACTGATATAGATAATGTTAGATATTCAATGGAAACTCAAGAGTTCTTCCAAAGACAAATTGAAGAAGTTATAAACACATTGGTAAATGAAAAGAACCAAGAAAACAATAAAGCATATGCTTGGTTTATAGGAGATTAAAGTGGCAGGTATAAAAGATTATTCAACAACACAAGCAAACAACACAGACTTAAATGGTATCTCTACTGCAGAAGGGATGCTACCATCCAATCTAAATAATGCCATTAGAGCATTAATGAAGAATACTAGAGAATGGTTTAATGATTCTCAATGGGTAGAATATGGTGATGGTGATGGTGCTTATACTGCAACTTACGCATCAGGAACTTCTTTTACAATTACTGGTGTTGATGTAACTTCAATTTATCATACAAGTAGAAGAATTAAATTAACTGCAACAACTCCTGGTACAATTTATGGAACAATTAGTTCATCAACTTTTTCAACAGATACAACAATCAATGTAACATGGGATAGTGGTTCATTATCTAATGAATCAATTGATAATGTTTATGTTGCAGCTCTTTCACAAACAAATGATTCAATACCTGAAGATTCAATTTCAGAAGATAAATTAAAAACAAATGCTGTTACAACAACAAAGATTGTTGGTGATGCAATAACTAATGCAAAGATAGCTGATGATAGTATTGATAGTGAACATATTGTAGATGGTTCTATAGACACAGTTCATATTGCAGACTCAAATATAACAACAGCTAAAATTGCTGATTCAAATGTTACTACTGCTAAGATAGCAGACTCTAATGTTACTACTGCAAAAATAGCTGATAGTAATGTAACAACTGCAAAAATTAATGATGATGCTGTAACTGCTGATAAAATAGCAGATGCTGTTATTGTAACTAATTCAGAACAATCTGGACACACACCAGATGATACTACATTCTTTACAACATCAGCTTCTGATGGAAGATACTTTAGACAAGATAGTACAGAAACAATTGACTCTGGAGATACTTGGTCAGCATCAGATGCTTTTATAGCAACAACTGCTGCAATAGATGCTAGAGTAATAGATTTAGTAGATGATGTAGGTGGATTTGTAGCTATTGCAAATGAAACAAGTTTCCCATCAACTAATCCTGATATTAATGATGGTGCAGGTACAATAGTATCTATTAAAGAAATATCTACAACTAGAACTCCATCATCAGGAACAGTTACTATTGCTAATGGACAAGGATCAAATACAGTTACAATTAATGGATGTGGTAGTACAGTTTTAACTGCTGGTTTTGGTGTATTAGTAGAAACTACAACAACTTTAAATACTTATACTTTTCATAGATTACAACCAAAAGCTACTGAAGTTACAACGGTAGCAAGTATTTCATCTGATATTACAACAGTTGCAGGTGATACTTCAAACATAGGAACAATAGCAACAGATTTAGATGGAGATGATAATATTGGAACTGTTGCAACAAATATTACTAATGTAAATAATGTAGGTGGATCAATTACAAATGTTAATACAGTTGCTACAAATTTATCTGGTGTTAATAGTTTTGCAGAAAGATATAGAGTTGAAGCATCAGATCCTACAACTTCATTGGATGAAGGGGATTTAGCATTTAATACAACTGATAATAATTTAAAATTTTATAATGGTACAGAATGGACTTCAATTGCACCAGGAATAGCAAATGTTGTTGAAGATACTACACCACAACTAGGTGGTAACTTAGATTTAAATTCTAATACAATTAATGGTACAGGAAATATTAATTTTACTGGTACTGCAACTGCTACAACATTTTCTGGTAGTGGTGCATCTTTAACAAATATTCCTAATGGTGCTTTAGATAATAGCTCTATTTCTATTAATGGTTCATCAGTTTCTTTAGGTGGAACTATTACAATAGGTGAAACAAAACCAACTATTACATCTATTTCACCAGACACAATTACAAATGCTGCAACATCAATAACAATTACAGGAACTAATTTTGTAATTACTCCTAATGTAGAAATTATTTCAACAACAGGTGTAATTACTTTTCCAAATTCAGTAACTAGAGATTCAGCTACACAATTAACAATCAATGTAACTTTACCTACTGATGGAACTTATTTTATTAGAATAGAAAACCCAGATGGATTAGCAGTAAGATCATCAACAGCTTTACTTACAGTTTCAGATGCACCTACTTGGACAACAACTGCTGGAAGTTTAGGTAGCATTGCAGCAGGAAGTAGTGTATCATTATCAGTAGCTGCGACTTCAGATAGTACAGTTGCTTATTCTGAAACTACAAGTGTATTAACATCTAATACTAATACACCTGCAAGTACAATGAATT